GTATTTCTATACCGCTTTTTTCATTTAAAATAATCTAATCCATTCTTTTTAGCGGCCTCTGTCTCTGTATCTAAATCCGGTTCGATAGGTGTTGCCGCCTGATCTATCGGCATGAATCCAGACGGTATCCATATCATCTTCATCTCAGGTGTGCCTAACGGTTCGTCGTTGGTCATTACCCTTTTTTCGTCCGGTGTCTTCCACCATGCTTTTGCCGCTGCGTCGATCAGTTTCGCGTTAAGCTGTGCCATTTCCGGCAGTTCAGAGAAGTCAGTAATAACCACCATCCCACCACCAAAATCAGGCACTAAGCCCGTTCTTAGCTTACTATCAAGGCTTGCCATCATCGGCATCAGCCCGTTAGTAACATAGAAGATCATTGCCTGTTCTTTGTTCGCAAAGGTTGTTTCTGATTGGAATAGTTCAGGAGGCAGACCGTTAGCGTTACAAAGGGCTCTTAGGGTCGCCTCATCCGCCTCTAGGAGTTGCATATCTACACTGGATAAGCCGAGGTTTAAATACCCCCATTTGCCTTGCATTACAGCAACAGCGTTCTTTACCTTCTTATTATTGAGCTTATTATCAGTCACATCCTTTAACTGTGACATTTGGGTAGGTGATAAGTTGGCTAGTTCTTCTTGGTATATTACCCCTTTTGCCCCTCCGTTCTGCGTCATGGCTACCTGTGCGTCTACCGCTTCATTGCTTTGTGTGATAGTCCGGGTCTGTGGCTTTAACGGAGAAAAGCCCCTCAGGTGTTCCCTTGTGGTGGCGTCAAAATTCGGGTTCCATGTTTTCCAGTGGATAACGTCTTCCTTTGCTAGTGGTATTCTCTGACCGTTTAGATTCAGGACATACCCTAGGATACCGTAAACATCTTCCGGGTCAGGGATTAACTCTACATTCTGCGGAGGTAAGCAATATAGTTCCAGTGGCTTACCCGTCTCTAGTCCTCCCCTGTTTTTCCAGATGAACGTTTCACCCGCTGAGACATAAAACCCTATCACACCTTCCCAAAACTCGTCCGCACCCTGGCTGCTGTTGGGATTCTCAAGTAATGCTGATAATTCGTTGGTAATGGCCTCTCCGCTCCTTTTGTTGCCCTTGTAAACGAATCTTGGTAGACTGGCTGCTTTGCGTGTGATCGCCTTGATAATGGAGTAATAATGGATATTGGTATTGAAGCTATCCTCTATCAGTGCATCTAAATTGCTGTCAGGATAGATGGCATACCCTCCTATAACGGAGAAGCTGCCGGAAAAGGGATTAGCGGCCTTTAATGCCGCGAGTTGCTTATTTACCTGCTTTTCTAGCCAGCCCGTGAGTATGCCCATTGAGATAAAATGAGTTCGTTAAAATGCAACCCAGCTTAATGATGGAGAAGTGAGCTTAGTAAATACAGCGTATCGGAGAGCGTCGGTAGCGTGATCATTGAACTTAACAGGTTCGTCTAAAACCTTCCCGTCTTTATCTGTTTTCCACTTGTAGGCTTTGAGTTCCTTTATCAAATTTACGCTTCTTTCTGTTACAAAGAGCGGCATTGACTTAACTTTTCGAATACCCTCGGTCACATCCTTATCTGAAGGCTTGGCGTTATACCCTGCCCGGCATACTTCTTCAATTGTCTTTGGCTCGGCACAATCAGAGAATATCTCCCCTGTCTTACTTACTCCTACGCTCTTGTACCGCTCGATCAAATCTCCTGTGGTAAGCTTCTGTTCATAGATCAGTTCGTCTGCATATATCGCACCTTCGTAGTGTTCACAGTGTACCAAAGCGCTTGCGACGTTGTACCCGTAATCTTGACCATAAAACAACTCACCTTTTAACGGTAACTCTTTACATATCTGCCAGTGGGTATAGATAGTCTCACCACTAACACCCCTTTGTCCCAACCCGTACACCTTCCAGTAGTTCTCATCTGCTGCCTGTAGTCTCTCAATTTCGTCTACCAGGTCTTTAGGTAGGAACGGGTTATCCTTGTATGTGGTGACATAAAAGTCTGCGTCATCCCTCGGAATAACCTGCTCGTAGATCCAGTGGTACTCATCCGAAGGGTTATAATCCAGTACGATCTTTTTTTCTGTCCTGAATACCAACTGCATCCAGGCTTCGTAGTTCAGTTCGTTCGCCTCATTGATAAACAGGTAGTCCCTTCTGCGGCCCCTGATCTTCTGCGGTTGGTCTACGGATACAAACTCAATTAAATTCCCATTCAACAGGTAGGTTGATTCGGTCTTATTGTGGTGATCCTCACTGTACAGGTTCATCTTTAGCAGGATGTCGATAAAGTCCCGCATAACAGACCCTTTCAGGCTTGGCAGGGAATTACGCACAATAGAGAGCGTTTTACCTCTCTCACCTAGTAACTTAATGACAAAGAACAAAATGATATTATAGGTCTTACCGCTTCGGGTTCCTCCCTGCATTACGGTAATCCTTGTCTTGCTTTCGCTTAAATAGTCAAATACTGCATTAGTCTGAATTACCTGTTTCATGCTTTCGTATAACCTCTACTGTAAAGCCCGTCAGTTTATCGCCGTCAGTGGTCACGTCTAACCGCTCCTTTGGTTTACCAAATCGGTAATCAGCGAACAGTTTAATAAAGGGAAAGTCGCCATTCTTTAGCCCTATCTCCATCTGCTTGAACCAGAGTTTATCTAACGGCGAAAGTCGCTCTACTAAAGCGACCTCATCAGCCTTCGGTTTCCTTCCGGCCCCTTCTCGTTTACCTCCATGCGCCACTTGAAATAACTTGTTTATTCATACTAAATTAGTAGGGGATTAAAGACGCTCCTCCCCTGAATCTTGTTTTACCTCATTCGTATAATCTCCCCGCCTGTCTCTTAGCCACACATCAAACGGAATGCGCCGGATGCCTGGCTTTCTCATTTCCCACAGGTACATGGTCACTTCTTTCGGTGAACCGTTATACTGTGGCATCATGGTCTTTGGATGGGTTGACTTTGGCGGATTGTCGTGAATGACAAAATGCACCCACCCGTTGTCGTTTTTCGGGAGAGTGTTCAGGTAGTTGATAAAGGTATCTATATGGATACCTAAGCCATCAAACTCATTGAAAGCCTTAAAAATGAAGCCTCTTTCCATAGCATATTGTCTATGGAAGGCTAAGTTAGATAAAGTTCTCGAATATTCTAGAACTTTTATTAACAGGATGGGGATAATGCTATCCGGGGAAGTTACGCATGTTCATCTTTCCTTTGCCTCGGACTGTTTCAGTAAACTGGAAGTATTCTCCTTTATCCTCTTTCATTACTACGAGGTCGTTACTCTCCCGGCCATCAAAACGCCCTCCGATTATAATGGATTGGCCGTCTATTGCAAACTCACCAGGCTTCGGGTCGCTATCGACCTGCGTTAGGTGGAGACCGTTTACTGATACGCTGATCGTGTTCATTGCTTCTGTTTTTTGACTTCTTTTAATAGCGACCTCACCGCGTCCGGGTCCTTCGGCTTTAGTTCCAGGATGGCGTCTATAAGTGTCTCGATCAGGTTCGCCTGACGGTCATCTATCTTGGATAACCGCTCCCGGATCTGTTCCAGTTCTTTCTTTATATCTTGAAACTGTTCGTCGGTCATTCATCTAAGTTACTGCTTTCTTGCGCTTCGGATGAAGTCCTTTACGCTTTGGTTCATAGATTTTTACTTTTGTTTTTGTCCAGCCTGGTTGATACGTTGCCATTAAGGCTTCGTATATCTCCTTACTCGTTGGCGTAGTGCCGCGCATGGGGAACCTCATTCCAGTTGTTTTAATATTTCGGAGCGGCATTCATTATACCAGTAGTGGTCAGTTTTCTCCGGCACGATTTCGGCAAACACTTCCTTTATTGAGGATATTACCGCTGCGGTCAGGAATTTGTCGCTGTCATAGTTGCGTTCGATTATCGCTTTCAGCTTTTCTTCTAGTGGGGTCATATCAGATCAATTTGAAGTTCTTGGCCGGTAAGGGCGTGAAAGAGGTTTTGGAGTTGGTGGAGGTATTTAATATAGGGAAGAAACTGCATCTCATCATGCTTCCTTTTGCCATAAGCAAAACTTATTGTTCCCTCATGCCTAATGTTTATGACGTACCTACCATTACTGAAACCTTGATAGAATATATCCCATTCAAACCCCGCCTTTTCCAGTATTTCCGGGGTGATCGGGATGGGTTGCAGCGAATCGAGAAAGTCCGGATACATTGTAGCATCGTGGATATTTTCGCCATCCACCCGAAAGGTGTCTCCGTCCGCGGCAATCCAATTCCCGATCCGTAATTCATTTGCTTTCATATCTCAACTGGTTTAAGGGTGGCAACATAGAGCCAATCGTTAGGAAGATCCGGCTTTTCATCGTAAACATCCCATCCACCGTTTGGCCCGAGGTCGAGCAGCCATACCCTTTTTTGATCGGGGGTGTCTGGTTCAGACAGGGCCATCAGCCGCTCCCGTATCGCCTTAACCGCATACGGCGGGTGCTTGTCGCTGATCTCCTGCTCCACTATCGCCATTATCTCATTTACCTGTGATTCTGTGTATTTCATTGGTTTGCTATTAAGGGGTGAACTTTTCATCCAGGTACTTTTCAGTAATTGCGTTATAGGTTTCTACTGCGGCAAATGGCTGCATTCCACGCCAAACGATAATGCCAGCAACCCTAACGATTAGTGTACCATTCGCAGTACAGGTCAGGCGTTTTCGTTCACGGCTGGAACTTGCAAATAGAAATTCTTCCGAACTTACCCAGTCCTGTAATTCCTTTAGTTCGATTGTGTGATGTTTTGTTTTCATCCTTCCTTATTTTCGGGGGTGAACGTAAATGG